AATTTTAGAAAAGATGTTCTACCAACTTATAAAGCAAATCGTAAACTAAAAAGAAAACCTATGGTGTTAAATGCGTTGCGTGATTACGTAATGAAAAACCACAACGGTGTTATCTATAAAAACTTAGAAGCTGACGATGTCTTAGGCATTATGGCCACTGAACCTACAAAAGAAGAACGTATTATTGTGTCTATTGATAAAGACCTTAAACAAATACCTTCTTTATTGTCTGTTGATGGACATGTTGTCACAGAAACACCTAAAAGATTAGCTGATTATTGGTTTATGTTACAAACAATGGCTGGTGATGCTGTTGATGGCTACACTGGTATACCTAGTGTTGGTATTAAAACTGCTGAGAAGTTAATAAGCAAGTACACTAATGTACCCATCTTAGACCTATGGAAGATTGTTGTAGGACTGTTTAAAGACAAGGGATATACTGAAGCTGAGGCTTTACAACAAGCAAGAGTTGCAAGGATTCTTAGACACGGGGAATATAACAAAACTACAGGAGAAGTAAAACTATGGATGCAATAAAAAAGCCTAAGCATTATTCTATGGCAATAGAACCCGCCACTTTTATAATGAAAAACAACATTGCTTATGCAGAAGGCAATGTTATTAAGTATATTTGTCGTTGGAAAACTAAACATTTAGCAGCTGAAAAACAATTGGAAGATTTGAAAAAAGCAAAACAATACATTGATATGATTATTGCTTCAGAGTTTCCAGAGCCTAGTCAATTCACACTTAACTACGAACCAGAAAAAGAATATTCAGTATTTGGAACAAAAATATAATGATATTACAACACAACCATTTAATAGTAAGAGCTGAAGTAACTCAGCCACCTAAAAGTATAGAAGAAGTAACTAAATGGGTTACAGAATTAGTAACTAAAATTAAAATGAAGTTACTTGGTGAGCCTCAAGCCTATTATGTAAATAAAAAAGGAAACAAAGGGGCTACTTGTGTCGCTGTTATTGAAACATCACACATAGCACTTCATGTATGGGATGAAAAAAATCCTTCAATGTTACAACTAGATGTTTATACTTGTGGTGATATGCATGAAGATAAAATCTTTAAACATTTAGAACAATTTAAACCAACTAAAGTGCAGTACAAAATATTAGACAGAGACAGAAGTTTAATTACTGTACCGCAAATGTCTGATTTAGCTTACTCAACAGCTTCAGCATTAGAAAGTATTAAAAATGGAGTATAGCAGAGATAATTTATTAACAGACTTTGGCAAGAAAACATTACAAGATAGATATTTATTACCAGAAGAAACTTCACCACAAGATGCGTTTATGAGAGCAGCAAAAGCTTTTTCTGACAACGATGAAATGGCTGAGAGAATTTATAACTACGCATCTAAATTGTGGTTTATGTTTTCTACGCCTATTTTATCTAACGGTGGAACTAAACGTGGCATGCCTATCTCATGTTTTTTAAATTATGTTGGAGATAGTAGAGAAGGTTTAACAGGTCATTACACAGAGAACGCATGGCTTGCTTCTGTTGGTGGTGGCATTGGTGGTTACTGGGGACATGTACGTTCCGATGGGACAGCTACTTCAGGTGGAAGCCAAAGCTCAGGCACAATTCCTTTTATGCATGTAGTTGACTCTGAGATACTAGCATTCTCTCAAGGTAAAACTAGAAGAGGAAGTTATGCATCTTACATAGACATCTCACATCCTGAGATTATAGAATTTACTGAAATGAGAAAACCTACAGGCGGAGATTCTCATAGAAAAAATCTTAACTTACATCACGGTGTAAATGTTACTAATGATTTTATGGAACTAATAGACAAGTGTATTCAAAACCCTACTCAAGATGATAGTTGGAATTTAATTGACCCACATACAAAAGAAATAGTTAGAACTGTATCAGCTAGAGACTTGTGGTTAAAGATATTAGAAACAAGAGTTACTACTGGTGAACCTTACATTTCTTTTATTGATACTATTAATGAAGCGCTTCCACAAACACAAAAAGATTTAGGATTAAAAGTTCATCACTCTAATTTATGTAGTGAAATAACTTTACCTACTAGCGAAAACAGAACAGCGGTTTGTTGTTTGTCTAGTGTTAACATTGAAAAATATGATGAGTGGAAAAAAGATGCTTTGTTTATTCCTGATTTAATTAGATTTTTAGATAACGTACTACAACATTTTATTGAGCACGCTCCTGAAGAATTATTTAGAGCCAAGTTCAGTGCAGTAAGTGAAAGAAGTCTTGGCTTAGGTGCTATGGGTTTTCATTCATACTTACAATCTAAGAACATACCTTTTGAATCAGCTTTAGCTAAGTCTTTAAACATGCAAATATTTAAAAAGTTAAAGACAGAAGCTGTTGAAGAAAGCAAAAGACTTGCAGTTAAAAGAGGAGAAGCTCCTGACATGGAACACACAGGGATGCGTAATGCACACTTGTTAGCCATTGCACCAAACGCTTCTTCATCTATTATATGTGGGACAACTTCACCTTCAGTAGAACCATACAGAGCAAATGCATACGTGCAAAAAACTATGTCTGGTTCATTCTTGGTAAAGAACAAATATTTAGAACAACTATTAGAAAAGAAAGGATTAAATAATGATGATATATGGACATCCATTGTCGCTAAAAGAGGCTCGGTTATGCATCTCGAAGATTTGTCAGAGCATGAGAAAGATGTTTTCAAAACTGCTATTGAAATAAATCAACAGTGGGTAATTGAACATGCAGCAGATAGGCAACAATACATTTGTCAAAGTCAAAGCATAAATATATTTGTGCCTGCTGATGTTAACATTAAAGAGTTGCACAACATGCATATGTTAGCTTGGAAAAAGAAATTAAAAACATTGTACTACTGTCGTTCTGAAGCAATCAAAAGAGCAGAGCTAGTATCATTAAAAGTAGAACGAACAATAATAGCTGAAGCAGATAGCTGCTTGGCATGCGAAGGATAATATGGGGTTTAAAGATTACAAAATAAGAGGTGATAAATTAATACCTAATGATGCATACCGTAAAGGATGGGATGAAATCTTTGGTAAAAAGAAAAAAGAAAAATCAGAAACACAAAAAATAATACAAAAAGAAAACGAAGAATATCTAAAAGAGATAGAACCATTATTTAAAGGGGACAATTAACATGAGTTTATTTAAAGAAAGAACACACTACAAACCGTTTGAGTATGACTGGGCTTTTGAAGCTTACGAAATGCAACAGAAAATGCATTGGTTACCAAGTGAAGTTCCATTACACGAAGATGTTAGAGATTGGAATGAAAGATTAACTAAAGAAGAAAAGAATTTAATAAATCAAATACTAAAATTCTTTACTCAAGGTGATGTAGATATTGCGCAAGCTTATTTAGATAAATACATACCTAAATTTAAACCACCTGAAATTAGAATGATGCTATCAGCTATAGCAACTTCTGAAGCAAATCATGCACACAGTTATTCATTACTTAATGATACTATTGGTTTACCTGATAGTGAGTACAAAGCATTTCAAGATTATAAAGAAATGGCTGACAAACATACTTATCTTTTTAAATCTAAAGGACAAGGATTAGACGGTCTTGCAAGAGAGATGGCTTGTTTCTCAGCATTTGGTGAAGGACTTCAATTGTTTGCATCATTTGTTATGCTTCTTAACTTTCAAAGATTTGGAAGAATGAAGGGGATGTGCCAGATTGTTACTTGGTCTATCAGAGATGAGACGCACCACGTAGAAAACATGATTAAATTATTTCATGCTTTAATAAAACAACACCCTGAGATTTGGACAGAAAAATTTAAGGCAAGTATCTACCAGACTTGTAGAGATATGGTAGACTTAGAAGATAGGTTTATTGATTTAGCTTTTGAGATGGGTGGTATTAGAGGATTAAAAGCAGAAGAGGTTAAACAATACATACGTTACATTGCTGACAGAAGATTGTTACAATTGTCTTTAAAACCTAATTATGGTGTCAAAGATAACCCATTATCATGGCTTGATTGGGTGTTAAATGGCGTAGAACATGCCAACTTCTTTGAAAACAGAGCCACAGAATACAACAAAGGAACTATTACAGGGAGCTTGTGGGACTAAAGTACCCTTTTTAGAAGAATAAATTATGAATGATTTAGACGATTTAGTTTTACCCGCTAATGTTAATGATTTAATTAAGTTATTAACGGAAGTATATCCAGAGAAATCTCCTAGAATACACGAGAAACCTGAGGATTTGTACTTTAGAGCAGGGCAAGCAGATGTAATTAATTTCATTTTAACCTTAAAAGAAAGAGCGGAAAATAAATAAATGTGTTTACCATCACCAAAAGTACCTGAGGTAAAAGAAGCGCCAGCACCAGTGCCAACATCTCCAATAGGAGAATCTGTAGCACCTACAGTTAAAACTGGATTGGACACGGAGAGCGAACAGCAGAAAAAAACTAAGTCCAGAAAACGTGGGACTTCAGCTTTACAAACTACTTCTGGCTTAAATATACCTACAACTTCTGGTTTAAATATATCATAATATGATGTATGACAACAGCAGGCTGTTACAACACACCGCTAAAGAACGTTACGAATCACAAAAAGAAAATAGAGAACACTTTTTAGATAGAGCTCAAGAATGTAGTGAGCTTACTATTCCATCACTATTACCACCAGATGGTTTTCATGTCTCTACAGATTTATACAATCCCTTCCAGTCAGTAGGAGCAAGAGGTGTTAACAACCTAGCTTCCAAACTGCTATTATTATTACTCCCCCCTAACTCACCATTTTTCAGACTATCTATAGCAGGAGATGCTAAAAAAGATTTACAAGAACAAAAAGAATTAAAATCAGAAATTGAAAAATCACTAGCAACTATTGAAAGAGCAGTGTCAAATAAAATTGAACATCTAGCTTTAAGAGTTTCTGTGTTTGAAGCACTTAAACATTTGATTGTAGCTGGTAATGTTCTTACCTACCTTCCTAAAAAAGGTTCAATGAGAGTTTACCCTCTTACAAATTACATATGTAAAAGAGATGAATCTGGAGATGTAATAGAAATTATAATTAAAGAAACTGTAACACCTGTTAACTTGAGTGAAGAAGTTAGAAAACTTTTAGCAATTGATGCAGATTACAAATCTGACAAAGACGTTGATATTTACACACACGTTTATAAATTAAACAAAGACGAATACTATTCATGCCAAGAAGTTAGAGGAATTAAAATTCCAGAATCTATTGGTAATTACAAAGTAGAAAACTTTCCATATCAAGCATTAAGAATGATAAGAGTTGACAACGAAAGTTATGGAAGAAGTTATGTGGAAGAATTTTTAGGAGATTTAAAATCACTAGAAGGTTTATCACAAGCACTTGTTGAAAGTGCAGCGGCATCTTCTAAAGTTGTATTTATGGTTAAACCAAATTCAGTTACTAGAAAAAAAGATTTAGCTAACACAAGAAATGGTGACATCATTACTGGTAGTGCAGATGACGTAGCAGTATTACAAGCACAAAAACAATATGATTTACAAGTAGTTGAAAGAAGTATTGGCAAGCTTGAAGAAAGAATGTCTTATGCATTTCTATTAAACACAGCTATTCAAAGAGATGCTGAAAGAGTTACAGCTCAAGAAATAAGATACATGGCTCAGCAATTAGAAACTGCAATGGGTGGTATCTATTCATTACTATCACAAGAATTTCAATTACCTTTAGTTACCATTTTAATGAAACGTATGTCTCAAGCTAAAGAGATACCTTCATTACCAAAAGGCTCTGTAGAACCTACAATTATTACAGGTGTGGAAGCTTTAGGTAGAGGTAATGACTTACAAAAATTAAGAGAATTTGTTGCTGAGATAGGAAACTTAGCGCAGATAAATCCTCAGATTGCGCAAGCATTAAACACTGATGATTTAGTAAAACGTATCGCAACAGGTCTTGGTATTGATACCGATGGTCTTGTTAAAACTCAAGAAGAGATGCAGCAAGAACAAGCGGCTCAAGAAGAGCAAATGCAAAACCAGCAGATGATGCAAATGGCTGAAAAAGCTGTAGCACCTGCGGTTAGTGGTGCGATGAAACAACAACAAGGACAATAATAAATGGTAGACAAAGTAGAAATAACAACAGAAGATACTGGTCTTGAAAAGCCAGTGGAACAAACAAACGAGACACAGTCAACACAAAGTAAACCTGAAGGTTTGCCTGAGAAATTCAATTCAGTTGAAGACTTAGCCAAATCCTATGCGGAATTAGAAAAGAAACTTGGTGGACAATCTCAAAAAGAAGTTGACCCTATTAACGAAGCTTCTTTAAAAGAACAACCTAAAGAAAACTTAGAAGTAAAACCTACGAACACTTTAGAAGTTGCCGAAAAAGCAGTTGAACAAGCTGGTTTAAATATGGAATCTTTGCAAAAAGAATATTCTGAAAAAGGTGAACTAGATGTTAAGTCTTACGAAGCTTTAGAAAAAGCAGGTATTACAAAAGACTACGTTAACAATTACATCGCAGGCCAACAAGCACTTGCAGAGCAAGCTTCTGTGGAAGTTAAAGCTACTGTTGGTGGTGATGAAGTATATCAAGAAATGGTAGACTGGGCAGCAAGCAATATGACTGACGGTGAAAAATCAGCTTACAATAAAGCTGTTAACAGTTCCGATATGGACACAGTAAAATTAGCAGTCACAGCATTGCAAGGTCAATATCAGAGAGCTAATGGAACAGAGCCTACAAACGTTGCAGGCAGAGCTTCACCTACAAGTGAACAAGGTTATCAATCTTGGGCGCAAGTTACAGAAGCTATGGCTGACCCTAAGTATGCTAAAGATGTGGCGTACCAAGCTTCTGTTAAAGCTAAGTTAGCAAACAGTAATCTATAAAAAATTTGTCTTGTGGGAGAAATCCCACAGGTCAACATAGTTGTGCACCTTTATTAAGGGGCAACTGCCAAAACATAAATATTAAGTGTAATAACTTTACCGCTCGAGGGCGACAATCTAGGTAAAAACTGAAAGTTATGTAGAGGCTTTTATAAACAATAACAACAAAGGAAACCAATATGGCAAACGCAAGTCCTGTTTCACAGGGTCTAGTTAACGCTACTGGTACTGAAGATGCATTGTTTCTGAAAGTTTTTGCTGGAGAAGTTCTTACTTCTTTCGACAGAGCTTCAGTAACTGCTGGCGCTGAAATGGTTAGAAGTATATCTTCTGGCAAATCAGCAACTTTCCCTGTAATGGGTAGAGTTGGCGCTGCATATCACGTAGCAGGAGCGGAAATAACTGGCTCAGATGTGAACCACAACGAAAAGGTTATTACAATTAATGACCTACTATTATCTTCTGTGTTCTTATCGAACATCGAAGAAGCTAAAAACCACTGGGATGTAAGAAGTG